TTCTGCGCTACATGCTGCACAAGGACCGTATTGGCGACAGCAAGGATGACCCCATCGTGCGCGATTACAACGATGCCATGCGGCTGCTGCAACTGACCGCCGATGGCAAGTTCAGCCTGGGGGCCGATGATACCAGTGCTCCGGCGGGAACGGGATCGCCTGACTGGTCGTCACCTGAGCGGCAATTCACCCGCGAAACCATGAGCGACTTCTAATGAACGAACCTCTCGACACCACTCCCATACAGCAACGCCTGCGCGACCAAGTGCCCGGCTTGATTGGTGGCGTGGGTGGTGCAGCCGAATACGGCGCGGTCAAAAGCATACGCGACTACCGTCCCGGCAGCGCCTATGTAGTGCTGGCAGCAGAGCGTAACCCGAATTCACCCGATAGCCCGGAAGGCAACCGGCGCCGGGGCGTCAACCAAGCGCTGTGTACCTTCGGTGTCATCACCGTATCCCGCAACGCCAGAGGGCGAACCGGCGACGAAGTGATGCAGGAAATGCGGCCGTTGATTGGTGCCGTGCGCACCGCATTGATTGGCTGGACACCCGGCAAACCGATTCAACCGATTACCTGGCTCCAGGGCGACGTGATGGAGTACGACGCCAACACATTGCTCTGGATCGATGTGTTCACTACCACTCATTACCTCGGAGGCACCGCATGAGCACCCCGAAACCCACACCTGCAACCGTTGAAGTGGTCCTCTTGAAGGATCATACCCACAACGGCAAACGACTGAAGAAAGACGCGAAGATTCAGGTCACCGCCTCGCAGCGGGCGTTTCTGATCAAGCGTGACATCATCGCCGCCGAGAGCCCGGAGCCGGCCAAGGCAACCACCACGAAAGCCAAGGGCTAAGGGGGTAACCAATGAAAGACTTTTCACTGCAGGGCAAAGTGTTCCTGGCGGAAAACGTGAACGGCAAGCCCAAGTCTGCCCGCTGGGTGGGTGATGCGCTGTTAAAGGCTCAGTTCACCGCCAATGAAGAAAAGCGCCAGGAGTCCTACTCCGGCCAGCGCCGTACCAGTGCGACCATGCAAACCGGTGTTGAGGGTACGTTTACTCTGACCTTCAACCACGGTGAACCGGAGAACTTTGCCATCGGTCTGGGTGGCACAGTGAATACCGTGGCCTCGGGCAGCGTAACCGGTGAAGTCCTGCCTGCGGATCTGGTGGCCGGTAACTTCGTGGCCCTTGATGAGGTGGATATCAGCAACGCCGTGCTGGAAGACTCCGATGCCGCACCGGTCACCCTGACCGAAGGCACCCATTACCGCATCGAAAATGCCAAGGGCGGCATGATCGAGATCCTCGACCCGGCGGCCCTTGTTCAGCCGTTCAATGCGGCCTATGACTACGGAGCGCGCAAGGACATTGCGATCGCCACCGAGACCTCCATTGTGCGTTACCTGATCGTGGTGGCCGAAAACACCGTGGATGGCGCCAGTGACCATGCCCGTGTCGAGCTGTACCGGGCGAAGTTCAACATGGCGAATGAAATCGATTTTCACGCCACCACCCTGAGCGGCCTGGAAGTGGGCGGCACCCTGTTGAACGACGCCCATAACGAGCCCGATCCCGAGCTGGGCGGCTATGGTCGCATGCTGATGCCGGGGGCTGCCTGATGGCTAGGCTGATTGACAAGCCACAGTCGGTTGAGGATCACCAGAGTGATCTGGAGATCCTCAACCCTGAACGCCAGCTGCGTATTCAGGGTGAGCTGATCACGGTACGGGAATACGGTTTTGTCGAAGGCTTGAAAATCCGCCCGATCGCCCAGCCGTTTATCGATAGCCTGGGCGAGCTGTTCAGGTCTGGAGGCTTGAGCACTGATGGGGTGATCGACGTGGTGGCTGAGCATCTTGATGCCGTGCTGCAGCTGGTCGCCACGGCCGCCGATGTGGACCGAGCCTGGATCGAGCAGCTCAACGATGCCGACGGCCAGGCATTGCTGATGACCTGGTGGGGTGTGAACGGCCCTTTTTTCGTGCGTGCGCTGCAGACGCGGGCGATAACGGATCTGCTGGAAGCGCAGCGAAAAGCCGATCAGGCCTCCGCTGGGCCGACATCTATGCCGACCTCATCGCCAACGGACACGACGTCGACCGCATCAGCCGCTACACCGAACGCCAGCTGATCCTTCACCACAACGCCGCCCAGCGCCGTGAACGTCGCAGACGCGCCGATCGGTTGATTGATACCAACCTGGCCATGTGTGGTGGCGATGGTGCTAAGAAACTGCTGAAGGAGTTGAGGAAGTAATGAAAGCCTTAGTTCGCGTAACGATTGAAAAAGAAATTGAGATAGAAATCACCGAGAAACTCTTCGGCGGCCTGACAGAGCAAGAATACCTTGAGGAATTTAGAAAAGGTCTCTGGCATGTCGACTCCATGATCGATGTTGCCAAATATGCCGCTATAGAAGCGGCAACAGGTAGTCGTGGATTGCAGCTGGATGGGCTTGGCGTGCTTGATCACTCGGACGCTGACCCTGACGTGATTTTTGATATCAAAGACGAAAGTATTGAAACAGAAGTTGTCGGTAAATAGCTGTCTAACTGGAAGCCTGCGCAGTAAAAGCAGGCCTCTGCCCCCCTCTGTTTATCTTCTGATTTTATCGAGAACAACATGACCGAACAGAAACTCAATGAAGCCATGACTACATATTACGAGACTCATGGTGTGGAGAAGACATTGAAGGCGCTGTGTAACCATCTCTGCATCATTGCTGCAGGAGCTGGTATTGAGTTCGTAGCCGATGGACATGGCTATATTGTGGATGTCAGCAAGGATGATGACAATTAATGAGTCCAGTCCCAACTAGAATGGTCTCCAGTGTACTGAGCAACATAGGTAATATCGCATGGATGGATTTTGGTTTTTCATGGCTGTGTTGTTCTGTACACCGCAAGGGTGGATAGGCATGTTGATCGCAGCCCTGATTATTTCAGGGCTGAAATAACGTCCTCCGATCAACCTCTTCACGGCGAAAGCCACTTTTTGCCCCCGTTCAAATTACCCTCCGCCTGATCAATGCCACCATCACCTATATCTCTCAGGTGATGTTATGGCCAATAAAGATCTCGAACTCGCACTCCGTATTAAAGCCGACCTGCAACAGGCGATCCGTCAGATCGAGCAGCTGGATGCAGCGCTGGATGAGACTACCGCCAGTGCCGGTTCTGCCGGCAATGCCAGTCGCTCGGCAGCGGGTGGCATCGGCGTACTGGGCACCTCGGCTGCTACCAATATGCAGCGCGCCACAGGGGCGACTCGGGAGTATGACGCAGCGATCCAGTCGGCCACCAGCGCCACCCATCAACTTCAAGGAAATACCCAGCAGCTTGGCGGCGGGATGACCGCTCTGGCCGCCTCGGTGAAGGCGGTGACGCTCACCCTGGCTGCCGGTTTTGGCTTGGCGCAGATCACCCAGGCCAGCGATGCCTGGACTGCCTATGAAAACCGGCTCCGTCTGGTGACCAACACTCAAGCGGCCCTGTCGCAGTCATCTGCAGACGTCTATCAAATTGCACGCGCTACCAGCCAGCAGCTGGACTCCACTGCCGCTGTATATCAGCGTTTCACTCAAAATGCCGAGCGGCTGAATATTACCCAGCAGCAATCAGCACGTCTGACGGAAACTGTCAGCAAGGCAATTGCCATTTCTGGTGGCTCGGCCGCCAGCGCTGAAGCGGCCTTGGTCCAGTTTTGTCAAGGGCTGGCTTCTGGTGTGCTGCGTGGCGAAGAGTTCAACTCGGTCATGGAACAGGCCCCAGGCTTGGCGTTGGCACTTGCTGAAGGGCTGAACGTCGATATCGGCAAGCTGCGTGAAATGGCAAATGAAGGCGAGTTGACCGCTGATGTGCTGGTCAATGCCTTGAGCGCAGCAGCGGCCAGTGTGGATGAGCAGTTCGAAACACGCGTCAAGACCATTGCACAGGCTGCAACGGAGTTTGATACCGCGTTCACCCGGTTGGTGGGTACGTTGTCCAGCGGCACAGGTGCGGGTGAAGCAATATCGATCGTCATTACCGATCTGGCTGACCTTCTGGATGTGCTCTCCGATAATCTGGATATCGTTGATGCTGCTCTTGAAACTGCGCTTGTTTTGACGGCTGGTCGTGTCGTGGCCTCGCTCACAACCATGACCTCGGAGGGTATCAAGAATATAGCCATGCAAAAGGCAGCAGCCACAGCAGCCATGCAAAAAGCGCTGGCTGATGAGGGTGCTGCCGTTGCCGCTAAAACCGCCTCTGTAGCAGAGCTTGAGAAAGCACGTGCTGCGGTGATTTCGGCCGAAGCGGATGTAGCCGCCACTGCCGCTGAGGTGCGCCGAACAGCTGCACTTGCATCAGCGGCTACAGGGCTCAGCGGTAAGGCTGCGTTAGATGTGAAAGCAGCGGCTGCCGTTGCTGCACATACGGCAGCGGAAGCACGATTGACTGCAGCACTTGGCACCCGTGCAGTCGCAAGCGAAGCGGCTGCTGTCGCGACAGCGTCTCTGACGACGGCGACAGCCGCCTCTGCTGCAGCCGCTTCAGCAGCCAGTGTGGCTACCAGCCTGTTGACCCGTGCCATTGTCGGCTTGACCGCTATCGGCGGACGTATCCTGGCAATGCTGGGCGGACCCTTGGGCATTGTAGTGGCCTTGGGCCTGGCAGCGACGGCCTTTATCGATTTCGGCAATGATGCCCAGTCGGGTATGGATCGCGCCGCGTCCGCGACGGAACAAGCCAGCCTGCGTATCCGCAATGCCACCCGAGACATCATTCGCGGCTTGAATATTCCTGATGTGAAGGCTGCCAACTTTGATCAGTTAGAGGGTGGTGTTGAGCAGCTCGAAACGATGCTCGAACAGGCTAAAGAGACCCGTGACTATATCCAGCAGCTCAACGACACCGACATCCCGCTTTGGGATGACAGCATGCCGACACTGGATGAAGCCAACGAGAAAGTTCGGTCTCTGGAAGCGGCAGTGGCCAAGCTTCGCCAGGCCCAAAACGATAGCCGCTTTGATGGCCAGAAGGCAGCCGGTGAGTATCTGGAATCACTACAGAAACAGAATGAACGTCTACAGAATCTGACCGAGCGTGAACAAGCCCTCGCGTTCCTGCGCAAGAACCAGATCGATGTCAACTCAGAGCTGGCCCAGAACATCCTGGCGTTGGCCACCGCCAACGATGCCCTGCGTGAGTCACGCGGTACCAGTGAGGATGACCTCAGCCGCGCCGATCGCTTGGCCAAGGTCAACACCGAGCTGGATAACCAGC